AAGTCATCAAGCTAAGGTTGCCACGGAAGTGGCTCCTATCGTTGACATCTCAGATGTGTCTGACGTTAACTCTTATCTAAACCAAAAGTACCTATCAGGTAAACAGGAAGGATATATTGTTCTGGCTAAGAAAGGTTCACGTCATTCATTGTATGCTGCAACCGGCTCTAAGCCAGAAGATAAGTGGTTTCCTTTAGAGCAAGCAATCCTACCTGATTCAAGCGCATTAGAGCTAATTGACACCATCAATGCTGAAGTTGCAAGTGCAAGCGACACAGTAGAGGTTAATGTAACCAAAGAGAGAACTGTATGCATCCAGACACCTATGAAGGACTTAGCAGGAGATACAGTTTACCGGCAAGAATTGACTGCCAACATTAACCTCACCATTAATGAAAACGGAAGCCCAAGCGATACGGTTAAATTAAACATATCAATTCCTAATTTGCCAGGAACATCTAGTGGGTCTTACTATACAGTAGATAATGTGCTGTGTACTTCTTTTGGCGGCGACAGCCCTATTATTGCCAATATAGATGTCGATAAGGCTAACACTAACTTAATTGCTGTTACCCTCCGTAAAGAGACGGCAACAGACATTAAGCTGTCTCTGGTAATTAGATGGTCAATGCCAGTGGAGGTAGTGTAGTGCTTAACAAATACTTCAAGCGTAAAGAGTTCGCTTGCCGTTGTGGATGCGGTACATCCACTGTTGATGCTGAGTTATTACAGGTAGTCACAGATGTGCGCGAGCACTTTGGTGTACCTGTAGTTATCACCTCTGGTCATCGCTGTGCTAAGCACAACGCCAACGTAGGAGGAGCTAAGAACTCTATGCATCTTACAGGTAAGGCTGCTGATATTAAAGTGTCTGGTATCTTACCATCGGAAGTGCATAAGTATCTTACTGGTAAATACCAAGGTAAGTATGGTATTGGTAAGTATAATTCCTTTACCCACATTGATGTACGTGATGGGTGTGCACGATGGTAGATTGTGTTGCATGGTGTGAGCGCATGGTTGCTAAGGCATCAGAGGCTGGCAACTATGAGGATTGGCAGAACTACTCCGACTTGTTAGCTCAATGGAAAGGGAGGTGCAATGAAAAAGCTGTTTAAGTCTAAGAAGGTGGTAGGTGCACTTATTGCACTGGTAATCGCTCTTGTTTCTGTAGGTCTTGGCGTAGACCTTGGTGAAGGTACAGAAGGTTCCGTCACCGACGTGGTGTGCCAAGTAATCACCTGTGAATAAGGTGCTTGAGGTGGTGGCAGGTCTTATTGGCCTGCTGCTTGCAGCTAAGAAGAAGAAGGAAGAGAAGGAGGCACAAAGTGAGGCGAATCATGCTAGCGACAATCCTGCTGATTGGTTCGCTGACCACTTCAGGGTGTCAGACGGCGTTACCAGAGACTCCAAAGGTGAAGCCACTGAAGCCGACGCTGACGGCAGTTTACGAGGTGGACGATAAGGTCTGCTTTAGTAAGCCTGACGCTACAAAATTAGGTTTGTACATTCTTTCGCTAGAACGCGGATATAATTAATACATAGCTTTATGTATCAGTGTCTTATGATTTACTGGACACTATAGAAGAAGATAAGAGTGTGCCGCTCTTTTGAGCGGCCTATTACTAGCCAATCTTCATGGTGAGGGTTGGGAAGTAATAGGAGGTTTAATGGCTAAACTTACTCGTGTAAGACAATCCAATGTTAGTGGTATGTATTTCTACTCTATAGATGAGATGAAAGAGGCAACTGCTAATCATGACGATTTATGCGTAGTCGCCTCTTTCCATAAAGGTTCAGGGAAAGGTGGTGGTGAGTTTATCTTTAAGCATAATGTGTCTGAAGGTAATAACATTACATCTTTTGACGGCATAGGTGGTACTTGGTTCCGTTGCATGGACTCCAATATAGTAAGCCTGTATGAAGCTGGATACTCTGATGGTGAAGATGCAGCCCTGTACATAAGTGGTATCAACAAGGCAGGATATGATGTAGCTATATCTGGTCAACATACTTACACTTCTACTATTGATATTGATTTGTCTAAGGGAGGTCTTAAGGGTGTTGGTAAGGTAAAACTAGAAGATGTAGGAACAGAAGGGTATGCTCTGCATATTTACAACAGTTCATCTTCTTATGCCGATCGGGATTGGTTGAATGCAACGAACAGGGTATCAGGCATCTCGTTTACTGGCACAGGTAAACGTGCGGTAGCTTTCGGGAAGACAGGTTCCGGTGATTGCAGTGAACTTATGTTAGACAATTGTGGGTTTATTGGGCTTAAAGGTATTCATTTCCTTGATAACTCTTATCGTCTTTTGTTCTTGAAATGTACCATTTCTCGTTCATTTATCAATACGGTAACATTCAACAGTCCTGTCAACTCAGGTGAAGTAATACGATTCTTTCATTGTTGGATGGTAGATAACGGTGGTGCTGTTGAATTGAATAATGGACAGTTCATCTTTGACGGAACAAGCCTACCTGCTGGACAGAAGGCTGGGTATTCAGCACCAGAGGTTCAGTTGAAAGACAATGCTACTGTGGTTTTCACCAATGGTAATATAGAGTTTCAACCCAACCAAAGTTTTGTAGCATTCGTTGCATCTGGGCAATCTCGCTTGACTATCTCAAACAGTACACTCCTTCTTGCATCTGGATATAAAGCTATTCCTATCATAGCCAATGATGGTGCAGTGGTATCATTAAAAGACTGCTCATTGCCTCTATATGATATGCAGGTGGCTTCAGGTGCTGCTACTCGTCAACTTATCGGTGGTAATAGTAAGGCTATCATGAGTAGTGGCTGTTACCCTCGTGCTGGGTTTATTGAATCAAAATGGAATTTAGGTAACATTGTAAGCCCTCACCTTAATGTTGTAGCTAACCCTAGTGCAACTAACAGTGCAGTAGCAGGATGGAAGCAAACAAGTGATGGCTCTGGTTCTCCTATTTGGGAACCATCTTCTCAAGTACCTAATGACCAAATGTTCTCTAAGTCATTTAGGGCAGTAGCGGGTGCTGGATTGCAGACTGTTATGTATCAAGACATCCCTGTAAGTGAGGCTGGTAGATATGTACAGTTTGGTTTCTGGGCAAAGAAAGTGTCTGGCCTACTTGATGCTAAGTTAAACTTCTTAACAGAAGAGGGTTCTGTTAAGCAATATTCATACCGTGTAGAAGAGCAAGATAGTTGGAATTTCTATGCAGTAATTGTACCTGTACCGCCAAACACAAGGGTTGCTCGCATTGAGTTCACCTTGAACCAAGGAAAGCCACAGGAGCAATCAGAGGCGCTGCTGCATAACATTATTTTCTCTCCGATTTGATATAACAAGAGTCGCGGCGTAAGCCGCGCTTATACGCAACTTTCTTAAAGGTTATCATGGTGGTAGCCTTTCAGAAAAGGAGGTAACATGCTTCAAAGGCTTGGTTCAAAGCTGGTAAAACATAAAGGTGCTACCCTTTATGAAAAGTTAGAATCACTAGAGGAGGCCGTTGCTAGCTTACAAGGAGAACTTAAAGCTGCAAAGGTACTCATTGATAAGATGCAGGAAGATACTGTACGGCAGAACACGGAAGACCTGTCTGGTGCTGGCGTCCTAAGTAGGCCTATGTTGTTGCCACTGCTGTAACAACATCGTACCGGGAAGAGGTCTTCTGCATCTTCTGCGTAAGCAGGTTAATAACTTAGTGTACACAAGGGCAGACCTAGGTTTGCTCTTAGTGTAGTACCAAAGGAGAGTGTAGGTATGTTATCTTTGTTGTGTATACTCAGTGATGTACTAGGTCGTAAGAGATACATTCTTAGTGAAGACCAAATAAGGGACGAGAAGATAAGGAGGTCGCTCACAAAGTAACCAAAGTCAAAATTTTGATATAGGCGTGTGTGGGGTGTCTCGGCCTCGGCCTCGCCGGATTGTCCCCGTAGGGGCTACAGGCGGGAAAGCCTTGGGAATTGGGCTAGGCTGGTCCGTCTTCGACGGGGCTAGGCTGGGGCTTTCCTTGTACTCGCTTAGTGGTACACAAGGAGAATGCCTAGGAAGCGCTAGGGCACGCCTTAGTATTGGGCAAGATGATTGCCTTAGTGCAACCTCTTAGGGCTTACACAGGGCCATTCTGGGCCTTTACGGGCTATTGACAGGGTGGGAGGGTGTGGGCTATCTGTTCGTTTCGCTAACGCTCCACTCACAAGCCTGACGTGTACCTTAGTACAATACTGATGGATAGCTTAGGTTACCTTAGTGGATTGCCTTAGTTAAAGCCTTAGTGCTTAGCTTAGTAACAGCTTAGTAGTTTACCTTAGTTGATCTTAGTGCCTTATCTTAGTGATTGCATAGCTAAAGCTATAAGATGCCAATAGGTCGCGGTCGGTAGACCGCTAAAGAAGAATAATAGTAATAAGATGCAGTAAGAGGAACTCCAGAAACCTAGCCAACCTAGCCTATCCTAGCTCTGTATCTCTTGCTTTTCCTTAGTCTCACACGTTAGACAACCTGGTTTGTCTTAGTAGCTGTGACCTGTATCACATAAATAATTTATCTTAGTGAGATTTAGTGTTGACAAGCCATTTTATATAAGTATTATGTGTCTTGTCAGCGATGACGTGAAACATCGGGCTTGGCAGGTCTGCCAGCCTAGGAGGAGGCGCAAAGGAAGGCGCAACACGGCGGATGAATACAAGGATGCGCTGAGTGTATTAGTTGTTCATTCACTATAGGTGTATATCATGGGTAAATTTCTTGCTGGTTTCATCCTTGCCGCTGCTATCTTCGATAATGTAGCACTGGTTTTAGGTCTGTACTAATAGAAGTTGGAATGATTGGCCTAACCAATCCTGCTCTTTAACAATCTGCTTAGTGTAACCTATGTATGCCGTGGTTAATTACTTATTGAATGAGGGGTTAGCTATGACATTAAATAACCGTGAACTATCCGTTCTCTTCACTCTATTATGCTACATGATTCGTAACAACGAATTACTTACAGATGACGAGTTGGCACTATATCACCGCTTTCTTAACGAAGGTTGGACCGATACAGTTAACCAGAAACGTGACTTGATGAAGGAGTTAAGCAATGTATCAGCATGAGATTTACACAGCTTCCGCAAGCGATGCACGAGAAATGGCTAGCGCATTTGATGGTGCGGTCAACTCTTACAACATAGCACCAGATGAAGAGATGTTTATTGTAAGCATTATTAACCGCTTTAATCATGAGCGCATGATGTCTTTTATTCACAAAGCAACACCTGCCTATGATTATGAAGAAGTAATTACAAATAAACTTTAAATTAACTGTTGACAGCCACGGCATACAAGGTTACATTGAGCACCAAGACGGCGACGTCTCAAAACATCCCGCTCTTTAATAATCTGGCTAGTACCTTGGTAGGCTAACTGCTTACTAAGGTGAACTATGAACTACTGCGATATCGCTCACGAGTTACGTATGGAACGTGAGCAACAAGAAAAGCGGATTATCAAGAAAATGGCTGTACTGCTTGCACACTATAAGGTAGACAAACAGCCAACACATGATGAGTTCGTGGATTTCTGTAACATGTATCTAAATGTAAGTAAAGCTACTGGTTACAGATGGCTCAAAGCCCTTAATGATGGAGAATTGTAGTAATAAGCCAGCTTAATAGCTGGCCTACCAAGGTACTAGCTGATTTGCTCTTTAACAATTTGGATAGCTTCTTAGTCTGGCGAGGTTAGACCTAGGGTATTCTTTTGAGTACCCTATAATGTAACCTAACTAACTAATGAGGATTAAATCATGGAACGCAACTCTAATGCTTACTACAACCTTCTGGCTGCAACTGTTGAAGCATTCAACGAGCGCATTCAATACGATGGTATCCGTGAAGATGATGACTATTCTGATGCACTGCATGAGGTTGTAGACGGCAACGTACCACACTACTATCACGAAATCTTTACTGTGATGGCAGCCGATGGGATTGATATTAAATTTGATGATGAAGGTTTGATTCCTGATACCAAAGACGTTACCAAGATTCTACAGGCTCGCATTTATGAGGCGCTTTATAATGATGTGCCAAATAATAGCAGTGTAGTTTGGTATGAAGACGAAGAAGAGGAAGAGTAACATGGAAAAGCAATACAATTTTATCTTTTCTGATGGTGTGGCCTTAAAATGCTCCTTGCGATTCGCCCAGATGCGTGAGGAAGTACTAGGAACTACATACAAACTATTTAGCTGACACTATAAGAGAAGACTTAACAGGGCGTTACTCGCTAGCGCCCGATTAAGTTTTATCTCAATAAACCAAATAGGTGACTATATGACTACTGAAAACACCATCATTTCTGTGCGTGAAGCTGCAACCGCTGAAATCAAGCAACATTTAGACAATATCGGCACTTCTTACATCAAAGTTGGGGCTTGTCTGAATGAGCTACGCGGTGACTTTGAAGGACAAAAGGAATTTTTGTCTTATGTGGAGTCAGAATTTAGCATCAAGAAAGCACAATGCTACAAGCTGATGAGTGTAGCCCGTGTCTTTGAAGGGGACGAACGCTTCAAAGGCGTGGCGATGCGTGTAATGCTGGCCCTTGTTCCTTTCGCTGATGAAAATATTATCATGGAGAAGGCCGCAGAACTTGCCGCAAATGGCAAGCTGGACACTAACGCCGTAAACGCGCTGATTGAGCCTAAGAAAGAACCAAAGGCCGAGACGGTACAATCTAAGGCTGAGCCGGTAAAACCACAGGAGATAGCGACTGAGGCCGCAGAATCACAGGAAACGCAAGCGCCGCAGGCAGTGCCGCCAGTGAGTGAGTTGGAGGCTGACGAATCCGCACCTTGGGAGGACGAAAGCAAGCCGGAAGCGCCAAAGGCTGCGCAACTGGATAACACTGCTAACACTGAGAATGCCGCTATGGCTGGCCTACTGGCACAAATCAAGGCACTGACTGAGCAATTACAGGCAGCTAACGACCGCATCGCTTCACTAACTAGCGCACGCGAAAGCAAGAAAGCAGCCGCGCCTATGCTTCCTCAGTTCAAATCTTCTTGCTTCTACGCTCGCCTAGGCTTGAGCGCGGAGGAAGCAACTAAGAAAACGGCTGTTAACAAAGCACGCCGCGAACTGGTTAAGCTGGGATACGGTGAAGGCCATGAAGCATGGGCCTTAATTTCTGAGGCGGTAGAAGAATTGACTAAGTAATCTTATCGGTGGCATCTTCTTAGGTGTCACCTATTAAGGTTTCTTTCACTAGGAGTAAACAAGATGCAAGATTTACAAGCTATCCAGCTTCAATTAGAGGAAGAGATGTTTAATGGCGGTATTCGTCGCTTTGAAGCAGACCAACAGCGCCAAATTGCATCGGGTAATGAATCCGATACAGCTTGGAATCGTCGATTATTATCCGAGTTAATCGCGCCGATGGCTGAAGGTATTCAGGCATACAAGGAAGAGTATGAGGGTAAGCGAGGCCGAGCGCCGCGTGCACTGGCTTTCATTAACTGCGTAGAGAACGAAGTAGCAGCGTATATCACAATGAAAATTGTTATGGATATGCTGAACACCGATGTTACCTTACAGGCGATTGCTATGAATGTAGCTGACCGCATCGAAGACCAAGTGCGCTTTAGTAAGCTGGAAGGTCACGCCGCCAAATACTTTGAGAAGGTGAAGCAATCACTTAAGGCTAGCAAGACTAAATCATATCGCCATGCGCACAACGTAGCGGTAGTGGCTGAAAAGTCAGTATCTGACCGTGACGCAGACTTCTCCCGCTGGGAGGCATGGCCTAAAGATACCTTGCTGCAAATAGGTATGACCTTGCTTGAAATTCTTGAGAATAGCGTATTCTTCAACGGGCAGCCTGTTTTCCTCCGCACCTTGCGCACTAATGGCGGCAAACACGGTGTTTACTACTTACAGACCAGTGAACACGTTGGCGAGTGGGTAACCGCCTTCAAAGAGCACGTAGCGCAACTTAGTCCTGCCTATGCACCTTGCGTGATTCCTCCACGCCCTTGGGTGTCCCCTTTTAATGGAGGTTTTCACACTGAGAAGGTAGCAAGCCGCATCCGCCTAGTTAAAGGCAACCGTGAGCACGTCCGTAAGCTGACCAAAAAGCAAATGCCAGCGGTTTATAAGGCTGTTAACGCTTTGCAGGCGACTAAGTGGCAAGTTAATAAAGAAGTCTTGCAGGTGGTGGAGGATGTTATACGTCTGGACCTTGGTTATGGTGTTCCTTCCTTTAAGCCACTCATCGACCGTGAGAACAAGCCAGCTAACCCCGTTCCTCTTGAGTTCCAGCACCTGCGCGGGCGTGAACTAAAAGAAATGTTAACGCCGGAACAATGGCAAGCCTTTATCAACTGGAAAGGTGAATGTACTAAGCTGTACACCGCTGAGACTAAGCGCGGAAGCAAGTCGGCGGCAACCATTCGTATGGTTGGTCAGGCCCGTAAATACAGCCAATTTGATGCCATCTACTTCGTGTATGCACTGGATAGCCGTAGCCGTGTCTACGCGCAATCTAGCACGCTCTCTCCGCAATCAAATGACTTAGGCAAGGCATTACTCCGTTTTACCGAAGGGCAACGCCTTGATAGCTCTGAGGCGCTTAAATGGTTTTTGGTGAACGGGGCGAATAACTGGGGTTGGGATAAGAAGACTTTCGACGTGCGCACCGCTAACGTGCTGGATGGCGAATTTCAAGACATGTGCCGCGACATTGCAGCCGACCCGCTGACCTTCACTCAGTGGGTAAATGCTGATTCTCCTTACGGTTTCCTTGCGTGGTGCTTTGAATACGCTCGTTATCTGGATGCACTGGACGAGGGTACACAAGATCAGTTTGTGACGCATTTACCAGTGCACCAAGATGGCAGTTGTTCTGGTATACAGCACTATAGCGCAATGCTACGTGATGAGGTAGGCGCGAAGGCGGTAAACCTAAAGCCTTCTGATTCCCCGCAAGATATTTATGGGGCGGTTGCACAAGTAGTTATCCAGAAGAATTACGCCTACATGAATGCAGACGATGCAGAGACTTTCACATCTGGAAGCGTCACACTTACAGGTGCAGAACTGCGCAGCATGGCTAGCGCGTGGGATATGATAGGCATCACTCGTGGCTTAACCAAAAAACCAGTAATGACCTTGCCTTACGGTTCCACCCGCTTAACCTGCCGTGAATCAGTGATTGATTATATCGTTGATTTGGAAGAAAAAGAGGCACAAAGGGCCATTGCAGAAGGGCGGACGGCCAATCCGGTGCATCCTTTTGATAATGACCGTAAAGATTATTTAACTCCGGGTGCAGCTTACAACTATATGACGGCTTTAATTTGGCCCTCTATCTCTGAGGTTGTTAAAGCGCCTATAGTGGCGATGAAAATGATTCGCCAGCTTGCACGATTCGCAGCTAAAAGGAATGAAGGGTTAGAATACACCTTGCCAACTGGCTTCATCTTGCAACAAAAGATAATGGCTACCGATATGCTTCGTGTATCCACTTGCTTGATGGGTGAAATCAAGATGAGTTTACAGATTGAAACGGACGTAGTGGATGAAACGGCAATGATGGGTGCCGCCGCTCCTAACTTTGTGCACGGTCATGATGCTAGTCATCTTATCCTGACTGTATGTGACCTCGTTGATAAAGGTATTACCTCTATTGCGGTCATCCATGACTCTTTCGGTACTCATGCAGGCCGCACCGCAGACCTGCGGGATAGCTTAAGGGCAGAAATGGTTAAGATGTATCAAGGCCGTAATGCCCTGCAAAGCCTGCTAGATGAGCATGAAGAACGCTGGTTGGTTGATACCGGAATCCAAGTTCCAGAGCAGGGGGAGTTTAACCTTGAAGAAATCTTAGTATCTGACTATTGCTTTGCATAATACTGATAGGCCATTCCTTCGGGAGTGGCCTTTTCTTTACCTATTACCTGTAACATTTCATTAACATAAACGTGTCTCACATGTGAGACTTATTT